TGTGACATCTTTTTAATGTCAACCTCGAACGCCTTAGATACAATTTCTATAACATTATTAAATATCTTAGTATCTATTTTTGTTAATCTGTTGGTAAGTAATGATTCTCTCGTTGGTCTAGTTCTCACTGTAGTCATTGATTTGGTTTTTAAGTGCCTCTAATTTCTTTGCGTAATAAGTTTTTACTATTTCTACTGTTTCGTAATCATGTTTATCTAATCTAATTTTAAGTAGATAAGGCGTAAGCCCAGTGATAGCACAGATTTTTTTTATGTCTCCATGACGAAGCATTGCTCTATAATCCGTTACTTGTATCATCTTGTAGTTGGTTGTTTTGATTAATTAATGTCTGCCCTGCTTCTGTTAATGTTCTACAGAATAGGGTGAAGGTTTTGTCTCCATCTTGAAATGTAACGGTTGTCTCTTCTGTGTTAGCAAGTACTAATCTAATAGCTGGTTCCTGGCCATCTATCTTTTCGTTAGTAGCTGCAAATACTTGTGGTTCATTGTCTCCGAATTTAAAGCACCACTCACAAGGAAATATTGGCGTTAATGTTTTTTCTGTTAATTCTAATTCTTGGTTTTCCATATTAATTGTATTTATTTATTGATGCGTTTAATTTTTGATACTCTGTTTCTGCTTTCATCTTAAAGGTGTGAAAAAATGCCATTGTTTCGTCAACTGGTACCCCATCTGTTTGCTCATCATTGAATTCCTTCATTAGTCTTTTTACTAATTTTCTGTTTTCTTCATCAATACAGAATAAGGCGTAAGACTCTTCGATTGTTTTAATTGCGTAAACCATTTCTTTAAGTAGACTTAGAGCGTGTTTTTTTTGTTGCTCCGTCATTTGGTCTGGTTGTGGTTGAATTTTCATGTTATTTGGTTTTGTTAAATAATTTTAGGTGTCTGTCTATCCCCAGAACAGATGCGTCAAGTGAGGCGTAATATGAGCTTCTCCAGTAGTACCATTTACCATTAAGGATTTGATTATCCCATTTTATAATCATGCCTTTGTAAGTGTACTGTTTTGAGATTCTGCCGTTACTGTTTACGTAGGTATATTCTTCTTTTATACCTTTTTTCTTCTGTTCGAGGGTTAGTTTCATTTGTTTAATTTGATGGTGTAGTCACCGTAAACAAGACTTTCTCTTCGCTTCTAGGTAATCCAAGTGATAGATTTTGGTATATCAAATACGCCTTATCGTAATCTTTGGACATTGTGCCAGAAACTATGAGACCGTCTAATCTGGTGAAGTAAAATGTTTCGTTTAGTAAAAAATCGTGCTCTTCGATAAATGTGTAGGTTTTCATTTTATTGTGTTTTGGTGTTTAATTTAGATAATCTGGTAAAGTAGGTTTTTGTGTCTCCGATGACAGCTTTAGACATAGACCGCTCATATTCCAATGGGTGGATGCAGTTTTTTGTCTCATAATTGTAGTAGGCTTGTTGACCTTTGTAGATGAGTGTACCAGTGATAGCACATCTCATAGGATAAGTTAAGGTGATTAATTCAAACATGGTTTTTTGTTTTGGTTTGGTAAAATTAAAGGTTTTTTGTTATTATTTAATATATTTTTGTTAAATTATTGTTAATCCGTAAAAGATTTTTGTTATAAAATTATCCGCACAGATTTTTGCCGCTGCTGGATTTTTGCGTACCTATACCCATGCAAGATTTTTGGCTATGCTAGATTTTTGGTATGCGTTTCCTCATGATGCCGTAGGTGTATTTATTACACATTAAGGTACTTTTATAACATTACACAAGTACAAAGTAGTCTCAATATGCTTTTATTGGCACTTTACAGCCTCATTTTGGGCTTATCTTTATTGTTTAAGGTATAAACCTCAAACGCATTTTGTATGTCTTATTTAGCCTTATTTCGCTAAATGTTCAATCCAGGCCCTGGACTTATAAAAACTATCCTGGTCCAGTTTCTTTTGCACCTGGTCCGCTATTTGTTTTATTTGTTCCCGGTAAAGGTTCCTATAAAACTCAATCAAATACTTATCACCTGGTAAATTGGTGACCTCCAGGCCTTTTATAATGGCCTTTAATTGGTAAATGTTCATGTTTATTTGTTTTGATTCTTTGCACCTGGTCCAGGTTCGAACTGGTTAACCCTAATTTGTCCAGGTAATAAAAAGGACCCTAAAATTAATTAGGGCCCTAAATTGGTAATAAATTAAATTTTACCAGTCTGTAGCTATTGGCATAATTCCAGCAATGGCCTTTGAATCATTGGTTTTAATCATTATAATTTTATTTGTACCTCTAAATTCTAGTTTATAACATGTAGAACCTAGGCAGTCGCATACGTCCTTAAGTAAATTAGGATTTAATCCTATAAAAGAAATTTCAACTGGTTCACTTGTTGGTATCACCTGGTCAATATTGGGATATTTTCCGCCTCCTTTTATAGTTAATTCGTCGGCATTAATTAATTTAATAATCCCAATTAAATTATGTTTTTTATCGTATGCCTCCAGCTGGTTGTCAATCTTTGAAAATCTGTATCCCTTATCGAATCCTTGCTTTTTCCAGTCCGTACCTAAAATATAAAATTCGTCCGTCTGTTCTATTCGGCTATTCTCACCGAAAACCTCATTTAGTGGAAATTTAACCAGTACATGGCTATTTGTTGTTAATACATGGCCGTCTTTTACTTGTATGTACTGTTGTGCAATTCTGAAGGCATCTTTTCCAGTTGTTAAATGTAATTTTTTCATGTTGTTTTGTGTTTATGGTTTATTTAATAGATAAATTGGTAATATGTTCGTATTTGTTATATAGTTCTTTTTCTGCCTCTTCCTGGTTTAATGCCTCAATTGATTCGGTAATTTTGTAAACCTTACCAATTGAACCGACTAACCGACCAGTAAAAGATGCTTTAAACTTATTTTTGCCTTCTTTTTCTAATAGGTTTAAAATATCTTCTTTTAATTGGTATTCGCTATTCTTTTGGAATACTATACCACCTCCGTAATGTTTGGCGGTGTATCTTTTGCCTCCTATTGTTCGGGCTTTATTTACTGCTATTTCATACTCGTAATGTGTAGGGAAATTAAAAGGGCTACAAATGTTTGATAATCTTTTAGCCTCTTCTTTGTCCTGGTCATTTACTAAGCTAAGAAAATGCAATACAAAACGGCTATTGCCATTTAAATCACAATTAACCCTTAACAGGCTAATGTCTTTTTGTGTTTGTGTGTTTGTCATTGTGTTAGGTTTTATTTGTTTTTGTTTTCTATTGTCTCAAGTAGTGTTTTTATAAATGCCCATATTAATACGGTACTAATGCTAATTAGTAGGGCTTCCGCTATTGTTACTGTTTGGCCCATGTTATTTAGTTTTAATGATTAAGGATAAGATAAGACGAACAATGTTAAAAAGAAAGGCAGCGAATAATGTAATTTGTACGGCTGCAATAATGTTTGTTAAGTTTTGCATTGTGTAGGTATTAAGGGATTAAAATAATTAGAACTAATAAAAACCCAATAGTAAAGCCAGTTATTAAATAGGCTAAATTGCTTCTGTTTTGTTGCGTGTTTTTCATTGTGTTTATGTTTTGTTTGTCATTATTGACAGAGTAAAGATATACACAAATATTAAATAAACAAAAAATATTGTAAATTATTTTAAAATAGTTTTCGGTCTATATTTAGACTCATGGTATACTTTCTTTACTATCCTTAAATTGGTCGTATACATTATATAATGTATTATATATTATATACTATATTATATAATATATACTATATTATTTAATTCATACTATATTCTATAATAAATAATATATACTATATTATATTAGGACAGCTTTACCAATACTATTCAATTTGTGTTAGTTATCTTTTATAGTGGTGTGGGTTATGTTATGCGATTGAGACAGTAACAAATTGTATATAAAATAAAGTACTTAAACAGTACCAATAACTAACCTATTTAACATAATACTAATTATAAGACAATTCCGTACTTGATTAACAGACGATTAAATATTATATATTTATACCATATACCCCCTACCCACTTTATTCGCACAACGAAAGTTTTCGTACACTTGTGCCCTTCATATTTTTGATATAAAACATTGTTTTCACAAATTTTAATATTTGTACTTGTACTAGTGGTATATATGTTGTAGCTTTGACTTAATATAGTCGTTGGGTGACTAAGAACGACTTTTATTTAAAATAAGCACAAAGTCTCGTTAGCTCAATTGGTCAAGAGCCCATCATAGTAGATGGAGTGTGTAGGTTCGAGTCCTGCACGAGACGCAAAGGTTTGACCATTTAAAGCTATTGGATAGAATCGATAGTGTCCTTGAAGATGGTATCACAGTTAGGTGACGCAATGGTAGCGTATTGGTGAAGCGAAAGCAAAAGACAAGTGTTGTAGGTTCGAATCCTGCCCTAACTGCAAATTGATGTTATGAGAGATACAATTGGTAAAAGGATATATAGATGCAAGTGTGGTAATTGTCTGGAGGAGTATGTCTGGAGCAGTGAGATAAGGGAGAAGGAGTTTGAGTGTCCAAAGTGTGGTAAGGCACTTGGGTTTAATAACATCAAGGTAGACAAGATAGTTAGTATTGTTTCGATTAGAACGCCAACCAAAAACCGATAATATGAAAACAGCAGTTCAAGAATTAATGGAATTAAATGACTTCCTTAAAATAATGGGAGTAACTATTGAATGGGATAAATATCTTGAAAAAGAAAAAACACAGATAATGATGGCTTTTAATGATGGTAAAGTAAATTCTGTATTAAATAGAAGAGATTCTGAAGATTACCACAACCAAACATATAAAAACTAAATATGAACGCAGAGTTTAAGGATATAACTAAGGAGGCATTTATCATTGCTTACCGAGAAAATTTTGGAAATATTACTATAGCTTGTCAAGCGTGTGGTATTAGCAGAACAATGTACCAAGGATGGATGAAGAATGATATGGAGTTTAAAAAGACCTTGGCTGAAATAGAACCAGAGGAGATTATGTTGGATTGGGGGGAGCATAAGTTAATGGAGAGGGTTACAAAGGGAGATACCTTGGCCACTATGTTTCTTTTAAAGACTAAAGGTAAACGTAGAGGTTACATTGAAAAAACTGAGGTGGCCCATGAAGGAGATGTGGTGAAGCAAATTACGGTCAACGTAGTGAAGCCGTCAGAATTGCCTAACTTGCAGAAGCAACTTGATGGAGATGAGAATATAATAAATTTCGATACTCAGAAAGATAACAGCTTTACTGTTCCAGCCACATTGGCTAGTGAGATACCAGAGATTCCGTTATATGACCATGATAAAGGCGAGTTGCTTGATATGAATGACCAGGATGAGTACGAAGAGTAGTTATCGCTCAAATAAAGTTGCTTTATAGTGCAACTTGAGCCGTAAATGAACGATAAACGGCTCATTACTGATTGATAAAGTTTTCTATTGGTAAACTTGTAACCAAAATGGGAACTATATTTCTAATCTGCATGAATTTTACAAAATATTCATGCAATAGTTTACAAATTAGAAATATATGTCCAGTTTTTGATACTAAAAACATGACATTACCGAAATAGTGGGATGATTTTTACAAAATCTGTGACATAGTAAGGGTTAATTCGGTAGTAATACTATTCTATTATCAAAAAATGTAAACTGTTCAAGTTTTGATAGTGTTCACGAACCATGAACAAGCCTAATAAGTGAACAGTCCGCTATAATCGGACAATCCCCAAATTGATATGATATTGATGTACGTAATCACTAAAATCTTGTTGTACCAAAATTATAGTTTTGTACGTATAATAGCCGTACACTTGTTATACTTTTAAGTGTTAAAGTAACATAAGTACACTTATTCGTACGATAAAGTGTAATAAAACGCACAAATGCACATCATATTGTGCAATTAATGACACATTATGCCATCATTAGTGTCAAATAATGCACTTTATGGTGCATATACCCTACGTTGTTATAAAACTAAAAAGTACTAACTTCGTTTTACCAATCCAAATTTTTTAATTTTTCCCTAATGTCCTATGAACGTAACTACCAACATCGTTTTCGAGATACTACAAAACAGCCAAAAGAAAATATCTGTTATGCAAGGCGGAACAAGGTCTGGCAAAACATACAATGTCTTGACCTGGTTTATAGTCAAACTGTTGCAAGAAAAGGGAAAAACGCTGACTATCTGCCGTTCCTCGCTGCCGTCTATCAAAGGCTCCGTAATGAGAGACTTTGTAGAGATACTGTCGAAATATGGTTTATACTCAGAGGAAAAACACAACAAGTCAGAAAATCTTTACTTCTTAGGGGGAAACGTAGTAGAGTTCGTATCTACCGACCAACCTCAAAAGATAAGGGGTCGAAAAAGGAATTACTTGTTTATAAACGAGGCCAACGAAGTTAACTACGAATCTTGGATGCAGTTAGCATTAAGAACTACAGAAAAGATAGTTATTGACTATAATCCATCAGATTACTATTCTTGGATATATGATAAGGTGGTTACTAGGGAAGATGCTGATTTTACCATCACAACCTATAAAGACAACCCATTCCTTGAGAAATCATTGGTGGAAGAGATTGAAAGATTGAAGGATGCTGACCATGAATATTGGAGAGTTTACGGTTTAGGCGAAAGAGCAATATCAGAAGCAACTATTTATACCCATTGGAAACGCAGACGAAACTTCCCAGAAGGAGGGGAAATATTTTATGGACTGGATTTTGGCTACAACAATCAAACCGCACTGGTACGTATCA